CGGAGAAGTACTACAATTGCTAGTACTTGGAAACGAAGCGTTTGAGAAGAATAGCTTCATGTTTCACGAAGACATTGACGATAAAGGGCTTGAACTTTCAAGAATGGTCGTAGGATCAGATTTGATTCAGGCTTACGCGGCAATGCCAGCTAACCCTAACAACGCTATGACAATTAGCCCGCGCAGGATCGACCCTGTAGAGGTTATGTTGTACGATGAATTCAATCCAAAGGAGTTCCGCTCTTACTGGAAACAATTTCAAAAAGAAGGGCCATTGGCTGACAAAGACCTTGACCCTGCTATCAAAAACGCAATCGTAGCAAACTACGCTTCACGCGTTAACAACCAACTAGGTCGTTTGATCTGGTCAGGTGATACAACCACTACCGGAGCATTAAGATTCTTTAACGGAATCATCACAAAGGCCACAGCAGATGCAGCTGTGCCAAAGGTAACGCCAGCCGGTAACATTGATGCTACTAACGTAATTGCTCGTTTGACATCAACACACGCACTTGTAACTGATGCTTTGTTTGCAGATGCTGACGGATCATTGCACATGAGTACACGTGATTTCCGCTTCTATCAAGATGCGTTGATTGCGCTTGCCAACAAAGGCCCTGCACCTTCACAGCTTGACGGTCCGGTGACTACCTTCAAAGGTATGCCTATAAAGCATTACAGCACTTTCCCTACTAACAGGATTTTGTTTGCAAAGGCAAGCAATAACCAAAGCTCAAACTTGGTAGCTGGAATGAACGCGAACTCGGATGTGGATAACATCAAGATCGAAAGATACCGCCCTGAAGGTGACATCTATTTTATCAAAGCTAATTTCAGCTTAGATGTAAACTACGGTTTCGGTGAAGAATTAGTATTGTATAACCCTTCTTAATTTAAGAATATGCCAGTAACAACAAGATTTTCAAGTCAGAACGACAATAACTCATTTGGCGGTGAGGCTATCAGCTCAAATGGAACTGCAATCGCCTACGCTGCAACACTTGAGATGCCACGTCCGCCAAGACGCGCACTAAAACACTTCGTACAATTTGCACAACTCACAGGACCATTGACACTCAATGCAACAAACATCGTGACTCGTGGCGATTATGAAGACGGTGACGAGGTTAACATTTGTGTGACCTGTGACGGAACAGCCCGTACTATCACATGGGGAACTTTGTTTCGCCCTGCGGTAGCATCTACATGGGTAATCCCTATCAACGGAACAGGTTTAGCTAAGTGTATTTTCTTAGACGGCAAACTGCACGTCTATTCACAAACAATGTTAGTGACTTTATAAGATGGCACTATGCGATCAAATTCAACTTGGTGCGGTCTATGACTGCACCAACTTACCACAACCAGGTAACTCACCTTACCTTGTTCTGGTCAACAAAGACGATTTGAACGCTGGCTCAATAACTTACAACGCGGCTGGAACTTTAATCACAAACGTAACGTTGGCAACAAACAAGCCAGCTTACTTGTTTGAAGGGTTTAAAGATTCGGTAAAGACTAAGATCGACTTAGTTCAAACTGATACAGGTCCGATGTTTAAGCACATGGTAGACTTAGTTGTTTACGATGTTAGCCCAGTACAACGCCAGAACTTAGAGCGTATGTGCAAAGGTTCTTTGAGCGCGTTTGTTGAAAAGCGTAAAAAGGATTCAAACACGTTCGAGCTTTATGGAGCGGATGCAGGGTTGTCAGTTGTGCCGGGAACTTTGTACTCATCTAACGAAAACGGTGGAGTATTTAAAGTAAGCCTTGCGTCAATTGACGGACAAGAAGAAAGCAAGATGCAGCAAACGGTATTATCTACCGACTACGCTACGACCAGAACATTAGTACAAGGATTGACATTCCCGCCTAGCATCACTTCACTAAACGTGACAGCGATAGCTTCAGCAGGAGGCACACCAGTGACCGTAACAGGCACGAACTTCTTTGGAGGTGCTGGAGTCAACCAAGTAATAAGCGCGGTGTGGATAAACCAAAACACAGGGGCAAGAGTAACTCAAACCTCGTTGTCAGGTATCACCAACACGAACATTACCATCGCTTCTTCGGTAGCGGTAACGGCTGGATGTAGCCACAAACTAGAAGTAACGACCACAAGAGGCGTAGCGTTAACTATTGCTCTAGTGACTTCGTAAGGAATAGGGGTTTAGGTTTTCATAGAAGTTGGAAGAGGGGCGGGGTTTAAATATGAGCCTTGCCCCTTTTTTTTAAAAATTCAAATTAAAAAAAATATGGCACAAGTAAAATTGAAAGACGAAACGGAGCGTATTACCTTTCAAGGTCGCGCAGCTGACATTACAAAAGAGTCACTTACATGGGAGCGGTACGAGTGGATTAAAGCAAATCACCCTGCACTTGTTGTAAGATTCGAGGTAACTGAAGATAAAGAAGTTGCTAAACCGAAAAGCAAAGAGTAATGGCAAAAAAACAGGTTCAAAAAGTAGAGACTAACAATGAGTCTCTGGCCAAAACTTTAAAGCCAAAGTATAGAACCGTGTCCGTTCCCAATGGAGAAGGATTCAAGCAGATACCAAAAGAGGACTTCACAGATGTAGATGCCTATGCGATCCTAGAGTTCTGGGACACGCTAGAAAACTTCGACAAAGAAAAAGCTATCAAATCAATTTTTGAATGATTATTAAAGGCAGGGAAGTATTGGTTAAGCGATTACCGCAGGGTCTTCGCTATGTTGACAACGTCCAATCGTTCGACACGGATAACCTATACCCTCAAAGAGCCTTAGAGACAATGTACCGAAGCTATACGCTCTCGGGCATCATTCCAAAAAAAGCAGGGTTTCTAAATGGTGAAGGTTTTGAGCAGACAGAACTAAACAATCTTATTGTTTGCGGTGAAGGGTTAGAAGCCGTCACAGGCCGCGAGCTGTTAGATCATTCGGCATATTCAAAGTCATGGAGTAAAGGGTTAGCGTGGCATATCAACTACAATCTAAACTATACAATCGCTTCGATCAAGCCGATTCAGTTTGAATATTGCAGACTAGGAATAGCAGACGAGGACGGCAACGTGGAAAAGATTGCATATTGTACCAACTGGGAGCGCGACTATAACAAAGAACAAAAACCACGCGAGATAGTTTTCTATGACAAGTTTGATCCAGACCCCGAACATTTAGCGGAAGAGTTTGCCGAGTACGGGGTTGAGGGCTACAAAGGCCAGATAATGTACTGGACACCTGAAAAGAATAAATACCCTTTAGTGTCTTTTGATTCTGTTTTTGAGCTTGCACAGGAGCAGGCCGAAATAGCTCTTTATTCATTGAACCAAACGGCTAACGGGTTTTCAGCCGGTCATATCTTTGTTTATCCCGGTACTTTTCAAAATGATACAGAGCGCGCAGAATACAAAAAAAGGTTATCTGCTCACAGAGGCGGTCTTGGTTCTGGTTCAATAATGGTGATCGAGGCAGGAACTAAGGACATCAAAGTAGGTGACCTTTTGGCTAAGACAGACCTTCAGAATGGTGACAGAACATTTGAGTTTAAGGTTAACTGGATTGAAAAATCTATCCTTCAATGTTATGGTATGCCTATTGAGATTGTAGGAAAGCAACCAGATTCTGGGATGTTCAACCGTCAACAAATCGAAGATGCATACACCTATTACAACGCGGTAACACGTGATGAGCGCGTGGAGTTGAGCCGGATATTTAAAAAGGTTTTTCAGTTTTGGAATACGCCTATAAATTCAGAGTTTACGATTAAGCCGCAGGTTTATGATGCAGCTGGAGCGTTACCAGCGCAAGGAGCGCAACCAGTAACCGCAGCCAACGCAACGCTTACTAATATGACTGGAAGACAAAACCAGAACTATAAACGAATGTTGAGGGAGTACGAAAACGGTAAGGTAAACTGGAAAACTGCAAAGCTGAATTTACAGGCCGCTTTCGGTTTTAGCGATGATGAAATATTGACTTTATTGGGAGACGATCCTGAGCAAACAATAGCAGATGCCTAACATAATCACCATACAAGATATAAAAGAGGTTCGGCCATTGGCGCAGCTAGACCCGCAAAGGGTTGACCCGTACATAACCGAGGCTCAAGAGAATGACCTTCGCCCTATTATGGGAGACGCTTTTTTCTATGATCTGATTACAAACATCGAGACTACCAAGTATCGGGAACTTTTGAACGGTAAAACATACACGAAGGACGGCTATACTATTTTTTTTCCAGGTCTTAAA